TTTTCCGGCGGAGGAATTCGAGAAAGCCGCCTATCTCGAATTCCTCCGCCGGAAAATCCCGCAAGCCGAGCAAGCTGGCTTCGAGCCGCCGAGCGAACCCCACGCCTCGCTGAAGCCGCACCAGGTGGACCTCTGCCGCTGGGCGATCCGCGGCGGACGGCGGGCGATCTTCGCCAGCTTCGGTCTGGGCAAGACCCGCATCCACCTCCAGCTCGCGCAGTGGGTTACCGAGCTGACGGGAAAGCCATTCCTCATCATCTGTCCGCTCGGCGTGCGGCAGGAGTTCACCCAATCCGACGGGCCGGCGATGGATATCGAGGTCGTGTTCGTGCGGACCACCGAGCAGGTGCTGGCGAACCCGGACCAGCGGATTTTCCTGACGAACTACGAGAGCGTGCGCGACGGAAAGATCGACGTTGATTTGTTCGCCGGCGTCGGGCTCGACGAGGCATCGATCCTCCGCAGCTTCGGCAGCAAGACCTACCAGACGTTCCTGCCGAAATTCAAACGCGTGCCGTATCGCTTCGTCTTCACCGCGACACCATCGCCGAACCGCTACAAGGAACTGATCCACTACGGCGGATTCCTCGGCGTGATGGACACCGGCGAGGCGCTCACGCGGTTCTTCCAGCGCGACAGTTCGCAGGCCGGCAACCTCACGCTCTACCCGCACATGGAGGGCCAGTTCTGGCTCTGGCTGGCGAGCTGGGGCGCGTTCATCAACCGTCCGTCCGACCTCGGACACGATGACGACGGCTACGATCTGCCGGAAATCCGCGTGCACTGGCACCGCCTGAACGTCGACCACTCGAAGGCGTGGGAGATGGTGGACGGCTGGGGCCAGAAGCAGCTCTTTCTCGATCAATCGGTCGGCCTGAGGGAATCGGCGGAGACCAAGCGAGACAGCATCCAGGCTCGGATCGAACGGGCCAGGGACATCATCGACGGCGAAGATCCCGCCAAGCACTGGCTGATCTGGCACGACCTGGAAGCCGAGCGCCACGCCGTCGAAAAAGCCTTCCCGGACGCGCGCACCGTCTACGGCTCGCAAGATCTGGACGCACGGGAAGACCTCATCATGGGCTTCACACGCGGGGAATACCGGATCCTCGCGACCAAGCCGATCATCGCCGGCAGCGGCTGCAACTTCCAGCGGCACTGCGCGGACGCCGTCTTCCTCGGGGTCGGCTACAAGTTCAACGACCTGATCCAAGCGGTCCACCGCATCCACCGCTTCCAGCAAAGCCGGCAGGTCAACATCCACATCGTCCACATGGATAGCGAGGACGCCATCGTGGAAGAGCTGAAGGCGAAGTGGCGGCGCCACGAACAACTCCAGAACCGCATGGCCGAGATCATGCGCAAGCACAAGCTGACGAACCTCAACACCATGGAACTGATCCGAACCTTGACCGAAGGCGACGAGCGCGCCGAAGCGCGCGGCAAGCTGTTCCGCGCGATCCGCAACGACTGCACCCTCGATCTGATGGATTGGGAGCCCGACTGCGTGGACATGATCTGCACGTCCATCCCATTCGGGAACCAATACGAATACTCGCCCAGCTTCAACGACTTCGGGCACAATCCGGACAACGTCGCGTTCTTCGAGCAGATGCGGCACCTGTGCCCGCAGTTGCTGCGCGTGCTGCGTCCCGGGCGAGTCGCGGCGATCCACGTCAAGGACCGCATCCGCTTCGGCAACGTGACCGGCGACGGCTTCCCGACGGTGGACCGTTTCAGCGACCGGACCTGCGACGCGTTCGAAGCGGCCGGCTTCCGCTTCATGGCGCGGATCACGATCGACACCGATGTCGTCCGCGAGAACAACCAGACGTATCGCCTCGGCTGGAGCGAGAACGCCAAGGACAGCTCGAAGATGGGGGCCGGTATGCCGGAATACGTCCTCGTCTTCCGCAAGCTGCCGAGCGACCAGAGCAACGGCTACGCCGACGTGCCGGTGGTGAAATCGAAAGAGGATTACACGCGCGCCGACTGGCAGCTCGACGCCGCCGGGCTCTGGAGGTCGAACGGCAACCGCCTGCCGGATCCGGAAATCCTCAAGCACATGAGCCACGAGGACATCAAGCGGCTCTGGATCGAACACAGCCGGGCGGGCGGATACTCGCACGACGAGCATGTCGAGGTGGCGCGGGCGCTGGAGAGCATGGGCAAACTGCCGAGCTCGTTCATGCTCTTCCCGCCGATTTCGCGGCATGCCGACATCTGGGACGACATCGCCCGTATGCGGACGCTCAACAGCGAGCAGAGCCGGAAGCAGCAAGAGGCTCACGTCTGCCCGCTCCAACTCGACATCATCAAGCGGCTGGTCACGCGCTACAGCAACCCGGGCGAGATCGTGCTCGATCCGTTCCTCGGCATCGGCTCGACCGCATTCCAGGCGATCAAGATTGGCCGCATCGGCTGGGGCATCGAGCTCAACGAGGAATACTGGCGCTGCGCGGCCGGCTACTGCGAAGCGGCCGAAGCTCAGGTCGACGTGCCGACCTTGTTCGATCTGGCCGGCGTCGGAAAGGAGACCGCGGCATGAAACCGGAGCTCGTCTGGCAATGCGGCGACGCGGTGATCTACCGCATCATGCCGAACGTCTTCCGCCTGCTGTGGCTGGGCCGCATGGTGCGCGATTTTCCGGAAAGCGGACGAGCCGCGAACTACGCCGAAGCCGAATTCCTCCCACACGCACAGGAGGGCGCAACAGCATGAACGCCCGCGATATCCAACACGCTTTGTTCAACCACCTCGGCGGGTCATCCGATCTGATGATTCCGAACTACACGCCAGCTCACTGGTTCGAGTGCGACCTCTATCGGATCACCAAATCCGGCTACGCGGAAGAGTTCGAGGTGAAGATCAGCGCGGCCGACTTCCGAGCCGATGCGCTCAAAGGCCCGACCGATCACCAGCGGAAGATCGAAGAGCTTAGTCCCGGATACCTGAGAACCGTCGGCATCGACCCGCGCACCAAGCACGAGCGGCTGGAGCAAGGTGACCAGCACGCACCGTCCCGTTTCTGGTTCGCTCTCCCAGAAGAACTCGCCGCCAAGGTGGAGGTCCCTCAGTGGGCCGGGCTGATCGTCTTCCGCCGCAAGAACGGTCGCGGCGACATCCGCAAACCGGCGCCACGTCTGCACAAGCAGAAGGCCGACCCGGAGATCATTCAGAACGCCCGCGGCGTCTTCTACTACCGCTACTGGAATATCCGCCTGAAGACCGGCGAAAAGGCCGAATAACCCTTCTCCCTACCCCAAACCAACATGCAACTGAACAGCATCATCCTCGGCCGCAAGGCCATCACGTTCGTGGCGCTCTACAACCGCGAGAGCGAAGACCCTCACAATGCGACGGAAGAGCGCAAGGTCGTGGCTCCGGAAGCGCCGCTGCCCGAACTCAACACCGACTTTGCCGCGCTTTCGCCGGTGATCTGCCGGATCATGGAATTCCCGAAGGAATACGCCACCGGCATGAGCGTCTTCAAGATGGCGATCAGCCGGACGAAGCAGGGCACCCGCTCGGTCGCCTTCAAGTTCAAGAAGGCGCTCGACGCGATCGGCGGCGAGATGCACACGCTCGAAACCCCATTCATCCGGATCGAGAAGCCGGCCGACGGCGAAAGCGGCCGGATGGAAGTGACGCCGGACGAGCAAGATCTGATCTACGAAGCGATGGCCGAAGCCATGCGCTACGCGGAAGGCGACCGCTCGCAGGCGATCCTCAGCCTGGAAGACGCCAAGGCGAAAGAGGGTCTCAACGCGCTGGCCGACAAGGGCCGCGATGAAGAAGACGGCGAACTCGGCCTGAACGACTGACCGCCATGACGCCAGCCGCCCTCAAAGGAAAGGAACTCGAAGCGCTGCTCATGGAAGCGGCCGAGCGGGAGGAGAAAGCCGGACGTCTCACCATGGGCCGCTACGGCGTCCATGGCGTGATCTTCGGCGGGAAGACCTCGCTGATCCCGTCGCTTCCCGACTTCGAGGGCGTGCTGGCCGACGGCCGTCAATTCATCCTCGAGGCCAAGTGCTGCAACGGCGCTTCGTTCGAGCTTCGCGACGACAAATTCAAGGGCCGGCAATACAAGCACATGGCGCTGCGGGCGAGGTTCGGCGTCCGCAGCTGGCTGCTGATCCACTTCGCCGAACGCCGGCTCACCACCCGGATCGACGCCGGCATGACGGTGGCGGTGCCGGTAAATCCCGGGCTCGCCTTCTGGCGCGCCTACGAAGAAGGCACCGCCCGCTCGCTGAGCCGCGACGCCGCCCAGGACCTGGGCGTGCTGGTGCCATGGCGGACGCCGGACCGCTGCCGCAAGGCGCTGCCGGACCTTTTCTCCTTTCTCTCCCCCTTTTGATCCCAATGAAAACTCACGGACTTCCAAGCCGGGCGGCGCTGGTCGACGAGAACCAGCGCCTGCGCGACCGGCACGACGAGATGAAGCGCCAGCTCACCAAGGCGCTCGACGAGATCGTGCGCCTGCAACGCATGCTCAACCGGAAGGAGGGGGCGTAAGCGATGGCTGGAGACTGGATGAAGTTCGAGTTCGCGACTCCGGACAAGCCCGAGATCGTCTCGATCGCCGGCACGCTCGGCATCGACCAGGATGCGGTGGTCGGTAAGATGCTGAGGATCTGGGCGTGGGCCGACACCAACAGCATCGACGGGGCGTGCATGAACGTGACCGAGATGTTCCTCGACCGGCTCACCTACCAACCCGGATTCGCCAAGGCGATGCGGGCCGCCGGCTGGCTGAAGGGGCAGGACGGCGCGCTGGTCTTTCCCAACTTCGACCGCCACAACGGCACCACCGCCAAGGCGAGGGCGATGGCGAACCGGCGGAATGATGCCTATCGCGCCGGAAAGAAGCGCGCACCGAAAATCGCGGTGCCTAAAGCGGCCCCGCCGCCGCAAGCGTCCACGGAAGATGAGGTCGAGCCCCCCGCCCCGCGCCCGCTGCCGGTGGTCCGCGACGAATTCTCCGACTACCATCCGCCGGCGACCGCGGCGCACCTGGAAAGCCTGCTCAAGCGGGTCAACAGCCTGTCGCCCGACTGGGCGAAGGTGCACCCGTCCTACGAAGAGCGGCGCACGCTGATCGGCTCCGCCGGCTCGCTGGAGAGCCTGGACGACGAGACGTGGACGATCCTCACCGCATTCATGGCCGCGGTGCTGCCGCAAGGCTGCGGTCTGTGGCAGCCGAAGACTCGCTCGAAGTTCCTGCAATCCCCGGCCGACGTCGTGGCGCATGCGATGGAGTGGAACCGCAACCACCGGAGGGCGAGGGCGTGAAATTCCTATCCGTCTGCTCCGGCATCGAAGCCGCATCCGTCGCGTGGGAACCGCTCGGCTGGAAAGCCTGCGCGTTCTCGGAAATCGAACCCTTCCCATCCGCCGTGCTCGCCCATCACTGGCCGGACGTTCCCAACCTGGGCGACATGACCCAATACCATGGATGGCCAGACACTCTTCGACCTGACCTCATTGTCGGCGGCACCCCCTGCCAAGCCTTCAGCGTCGCCGGCCTCCGTAAAGGTTTGGAAGATCCTCGCGGAAACCTCACACTCGTCTTCCTTGGTCTTCTTGAGCGCTTCCGCCCCCGCTGGGTGGTCTGGGAGAACGTGCCCGGCGTCCTGTCGGATCGAACAGGGGCTTTTGGTGCCTTCCTCGGAGGGTTGGGGGAACTCGGGTATGGGTTCGCCTACCGCGTTCTTGACGCTCAGCACTTCGGAGTTCCCCAGCGGAGGCGTCGCGTCTTCGTTGTCGGATATCTTGGAGACTGGCGACGTGCCGCGGCGGTTCTTTTTGAGCCCGAAAGCCTGCGCGGGGATTCTCCGCCGAGCCGCGACGCGAGGGAAGGAATTGCCCCGACCCTTAGCGCTCGCGCTAAGGGCGGTGGCGGACTCGGCGCCGATTTCGACCTCGACGGAGGATTGATCCGCGAAACAGGGCCCGCCCCTTATTTGCCCGAGACGGTCGGGGCCCTGTGCTCGAACGGAAAGGCGGCAGGCTCCGCGACCGGCCAAGACGCCGAATGTGGGAAGATCATCTCTCCCGCCGTCACGTCGAAGTGGGCGAAGGGCAGCGGCGGGCCTAGCGGCGGGCCTAGCGGCGACGAGTGTCAGAACCTTATCGCGCATTCGCTCCGCGGGGAAGGCTTTGATGCATCCGAAGATGGCACCGGGCGCGGCACACCCTTGGTGCCGGTGGCTTTCGACTGCAAGGCATCAGGCCAAAACGGTTTCGGGGTCGGAGAAATCTCTCCAACGCTCCGCAGTATGGGGCACAAGGAAAGCCATCAGAACGCCGGCGGGCAAGTGGCCGTTTGCTTTGACACCACCCAGTTAACCAGCCCGGCGAACTTCAGCAATCCCAAGCCTGGCGATCCATGCCACCCGCTGGCGAGCGGCGCGCATCCCCCGGCCATCACGTTCAATCTGCGAGGCCGTGAAGGCGGCGCAATGCCGGAAGTCGATCTCGATGGTCTGGCCAGCCAGCGAGCAGCATCTAGCGGATCGTCCCGCAGCTACGTCGCCACGACGGCAGTCCGCCGACTCACTCCCCGCGAATGTGAGCGCCTCCAGGGCTTCCCCGACGATCACACGCGCATCCCGAATTGGAACGGGTGGCGCGCACTCGGCGAGGACGAAGATCCGAACGAACTCGCCGAGCGAGGAATCGAAGTCCGCCAGAACAAGAAAACCGGCAAGTGGCGCGCCAAGGATGCGGACGGCCCGCGCTACAAGGCGCTCGGCAACTCGATGGCCGTTCCGGTCATGCGATGGATCGGCGAACGCATCGATGCGGTGGAAAGGATTTCACGATGAACCTGCAAGGACCGAATCCACTGCCGACCGAAGATGTGACCCGCGCGATGCCGCACGCGCTCGGGCCGGAAAAAAGCATCCTCAGCTCGATGCTGCAGGATCCGCAGAAATACATCGGCGAGGCGATCGAAGCCGGGGTGACGCCGGAGACGTTCTACATGCCGGCGCACTCGAAGCTGTTCGGCAAGCTGGTGGAGCTGTTCTCCGCCGGGCTGGAGGTCGAGCTCGTGTCGCTGGTCCAGCGATTGCTGGACGACGGCATGCTCGACAGCGTGGGCGGTGCCGCGGAGGTGACCGGGCTGTATACCTACGCGCCGACGGCCGGGCATTTCCGCCACCACCTGAAGATGGTGCAGGACAAGCACCTGCTGCGCGCGCTCATCTCCGCCTCGACCGAGGCGATCGCCCAAGCCTACGACGAGCCGGGCGACGCGAAAGAACTGCTCGACCATGCGGAAAGCCGGCTCTCCGCGATCCGCGACGGACTGGACACCGTGCAGCAGATGGACACGAAGCAGGCGGTGGTGTCGGTGCTCGATGAATTCGAGCGCGTGGTGGAAGGCAAGCAGGCGAGCTACGGACTCTCCACCGGTTTCGAGCAATTCGACCGGATGAGCCGCGGCCTGAAACCGGGCGAGGTCTTCATCGTTGGCGCCCGACCGAGCATGGGGAAGACGGCCATCATGATGAACATCGTCGAAACAGTGTGCCTGGACCACTTTCACCCGTCCCTCGTCTTCTCCTGCGAAATGAGTCGGCAACAGCTCATCCAGCGGTTGATCTTCTCCCGCTCGCGCACGGCCTGGCCGCAGCCGGGCGAGCGGCCTGACAGGGGCGCGCTCCAGCGCATCCGGGACGTCTCGATGGAGGTCGCCAACTCGGCGCTGCACATCGACGACACGCCCGGCATCACGATCAACGAGCTGCGGGCGAAAGCGCGCCGGATGAAGCGCGAGCGCGGGATCAAGCTGATCGGGATCGATTACCTCCAGCTGCTGCGCTCGACTTCGAAGCAGGCGCAGAACTCGCGCGAGCGGGAAATCTCCGAAATCTCGGCCGGGGTCAAAAGCCTGGCGAAGGAACTCGGCCTTCCGATCATCCTACTGGCGCAGCTCAACCGCGCGTCCGAAAGCCGGGCGGGCAAGAGCCGCGGCGTGCCGCGCATGAGCGACCTGCGCGAATCCGGCTCGATCGAGCAGGACGGCGACTACATCGGCCTGCTGCATCGCGAGGGGTATTTCGCCGAAGACGATGAGGAGCGGCAAGCGGCGGAAGGCCGCGCCAGGCTGATCCTCGCCAAGAACCGCAACGGCGCCACCGGCGACATCCCGCTGACCTTCATCGCCGAGCAGATGCGCTTTGAAAGCGGCAATCCTGCGGACGAACCGCGCCCGGAACCGAAGACCGCGACGCGCTGGTAACACCGAACTTTTCCCCACCACCATGAACGAGACTTCATCACCTAAACCCATCGGCCATAGTTACCTCAGCCATCCGAACATCCCTACATGGATTCGAGACGTGGCCCTTCCAGAGCCTCCGGACGGACTGATTTGGGAGGTCCGCGGCTTCGGCTGGGAGTCAAAAGGCCGCACGATTTTCGCCACGATTGCAAGGTCCTACCCTCGTTGGAAGGTCTGGAACGATCACGTCTGCCACCCGAAGGACAACGTTTTCGTGATCGAGGCTGTCCGCGATGAGATTTCCGGCCGGATTTCACCCGGCAGCAGCGAAATTCAGGACGATCGGGAGAACCTCGAACAATTCCGGATCAAGAACGTAGACGAAGTTCGCGGCAACTCCGCAATCGGCTTGCTCACGGAAGCTTCCACCACCATCGGCGCCAGAGCGTCCGAACGCGATGTCGAGTCCGAGCGATCCATGGCAAAGTGCGTCGCTGCCTTCAACGCGATGTTCGGCACGGCCCTGACCGAAGAGCAGGGATGGCAGTTCATGGTGCTGCTGAAAATGAGCCGATCCACCGTCGGGCGAAAGCGCGACGATTACGTGGACGGGGCCGCCTATTTCGCGCTGGCGGGCGAGTGCACGCTCAATTCGCCGGCCGCAGAGATTCCACCCGTCGAGTGACGGGACACCCGGAAAACACCCCGCGGCGGACCGGGCCACTCTTCTAAACCGGGCGTGTTCCGCCCGCCGCGGGCAACCGGATTTTCCACGATTCTCCCACAGATGTCCGAACTATTGCCACCCTCCGTCCCACCCTGCCCGATCCACAATCTCGACCAACAATACGCCGGCACGTTCGACGGATTCCACGCCTACGAGTGCCCCGCCTACCGGTGCTGCTTCACCACCTTCAAACCGATCCACCCCGAAAATCCACCCGCATGCCTGCCTCCACTCCACAAGATGTCTGGTTTCTCCGGCCGGGGAGAAAGCGCCGCGCCCACGGCACCGTGCTCGAACGCGAAAGCCACACCGGGTGCGTGAAGGTGGACGCGCGGCATCCCTACGGAGCCCCGGTCTGGGTGACGCCCGCCGAGATCGAGGCGGCCAAGGAGAAGAAGCAACCGCAGGCGGGCCATCCCGAGCGAGCCATCGAAAAGGTCGCGAGCATCAGCTTGGAACTGAAGGAACACCTGGACAGCCAGAAAGAACCCCAACCCTGCCCGCACTGCGGGCGACCGATGCATCAATCATGAACGCCTCAGCTCAGCCCCGTCGGGAGCAGCGGCCTTGTTATGGCATGCTTTCGCTGGAGGACTATGTGTTCCTCGCCGACAACGAAGATAAGCGGAAAGTGCTCCGCGATCAGTGGTCCGAAGCCACCGAGCGCGGTAGCGTCCACTGCACCTGCGGGCTCCAGCGTGCGCTCCCGCTCGCCTTCCGGTGCCTATACTGCGGCCAGTGGTTTTGCGGCCGCTGCGCCGAGCAACACTTCGGCCAGACCATCCACGAGTGGATCGAGGCCAGACGTAATAGCCAGAACGCCGAGGTGTGCCGCGGCGAACAATAACCAACCCCGAATCGACCATGGATAAACAAACCATACTGTCCAGCCCGTCGGCACCACCGACTGGTTCGCTTTCCACTTGGTGGAAACGCTATCGAGTAATCGAAGATGGATACGCCGGATATGAAGCACAATGCTGGCGCATTTGGTTCCCGGTGTGGCTTCAAATCGGATGGACCAATACCTCTCCGACCATTGAGCGAGCCGTCTCAATCTGCCGCATCCACTCCAAAAAGAATGCGGTTCATGTGTGAAGCGAACGATCAAATCCAGGGGTGAGAGCCCGAGAATTTATGCCCGATTCATCTACAACTTTCGGCGGGGGCTCATCCCCTGCGATGCCTTGTTCTCGTTGCGATGGTCCCGGTGGGGCTGTCACTTTCGCGAATCAAGCCTGCCTCCCGATCAACGGGAGAGTCCAATGCATCGACTGGTGCATTCATCACCTCGTCGCGGCTCTCAACGCTGGCGGGATCGAGACGGTCGCTTCGTGCTGCGGACATGGCCAGCAACGAGGACGGATCGACCTGGAAGACGGTCGAGTGCTGTGGATCGAATCCTCTCCAGTGGTCACCACGCCGCAAAAAGCCTCGGTGTGTGATCGATGCGGCGGAACCGAATACGTCCGCGATCCCAAGACACTCGAACTCGATCCGTGCCCCAAGTGCGCATTCCCTCAATCATTATGAGCGTCCGCGACCGACATCGATGCTGCGAGTGCGAAGTGATTCTCGCGAGTCACTACAGCGGATGCATCTGCGAAACCTGCAAAGAAGAGATGAACTCGACCAATCAAAAATCATGGTTCCCGCGCAGCCGAATGGCATGGTTAGAACGGCGCGCTAAGGCGGCCGGGCATGTCGGGCGTGGTGACCTCATGGCGACGTTCGGAATCTCGCAAGCGCAGGCCAGCAGCGACCTGCAAGCCTATCTCGCGAAAAACCCGACCGCGCTCACCTACTCGCCCAGCCGGAAACGCTACGAGTGGAACGCTGGCGCGAATCTGGCGATCACGCCCGCGCCATGGGCTGCATTCAATGAAGAGAACGATCCAGTGGAGCAACCGCCGGGGAGCGGCGCTCCGACGAACCACAACCCAAACAAACTACCATGAACGCTACGAAAGAAAGCCGCCAAGGCGGTTGCGGCTCCCACGACTTGTTCGACGAGGGCAAGGTGGAACTCGATCCTAACGAAGTGCAGCCCGGCATGCACGTCTCAATCCTCCGCTGGAAGCCATTCGTGGACTTCTCGTGGGTGGGCGACGTGATGCACGTGGTAAGCGTCAATCCGCCGTTCATCGCCGTGAACCTTCGCAGAAAGCACGGCACGTCACGGATGACCTTGGATGTCCGCAATGTGGCGTTGGTGCGACTCCGGGAGGACTTCGTGGAAGCCTGCGAGGTGTCGCCGTCAACGCTTCCGTCGAACGACCTAGCGGAAGCACGGCGCAATGACGCGTCGCCTTCCGAGAAACCTTAACCGCCGTTGCTTCCCGCGACTTGTTCGAGGGCGGCGCGGCTAACTGAAAGACACCAAAATGAGCGAAACAACAATGGAATGGCTGGACTGGAGAGACCGCGAAGGAACTCCGGTGAAACAAGGCGACTGGATCACCAACAAGGATGGTCGGAACCTCGAAGTGAAAGGGCAAACGCCGGGGCGAATGCTCAGTCACTTCGAGGT